CGCACCGGCTGAGGATTTGACATCAATTGCAACTTATTTCATTCAAACCTCAAGCATTACAAACAGTTTGTTACACGAACAAACATCGATTGACACGGCCGCTAGTTACCTTTTAAACGGCGACCCTGAGCCGCGATTCACTTCAGTAGAAACCGCGTTTATGGCCTTAACCACAGCACAGCGCGACACAGTAGCCATAATTGATATTGGGCAAACAGTCACTATTGAAAAGACTTTCCCTAGTGGTATTGGTACAACCCAACTTGCCCAGGAATTAAGCGTTGAAGGAATAGAACATTATTTGGACATCAGTTCAGGCCATCGGGTTTTAATTAGTACCGCCCCAACAACCGTTGTATATGAACTAATTTTAGATGACGCGCAATATGGCACACTTGATGCCCTCAATGCTTTAGGATAAGGAATTATGGCAACACCTTTTCCATTCGTAGCGGGCGCGATTCTCGAGGCCCAACAACTTAATTCGATAACTGAATTACCGATTAGCGCAAAAACCGCTAGTTATGCATTAGTGGCTGGCGATGCTGGCGACCGAATTCAAATGACTTCAGCATCGGCAACAACTATTACGGTTAATGCGTCAACTTTTACAGCGGGTCAGTCCGTTTGGATTTACAACCTCGGTGCGGGAACTTGCACAATTACCGCAGGCACTGCAACTGTTACAACATCAGGTTCACTAGCGTTGGCACAATATGGGGGTGGACTGCTGTTATTCACATCGTCTAGTGCTGCAACTTTTTTTCCTAGTGGTGGCATAGGCTACGGCACTGCCACAGGTGGAACAGGGGTTGTTTCAGGCCCAACGGGTTATTCGTACACCTCATTTATTTCAACAGGTACTTTGACTGTTACCAAAGCGGGTTTATTTGATGTGCTTATTTTTGGTGGCGGTTGCGGTGGTGGTGGCGATAACAGTTATTCAGGTGGTGGCGGTAGTGGTGGAATTTCTCAACAAACCGTTTATTTGTCAGCAAACCAAACAATTACAATTGGTGCGGGTGGTGCAGTAGATGCTTCTGGCAGTCCATCTAGCATTGGTGCAATTCCATCAGCAATTGCATCCGCGGGTGGAGTTTATACTGCAGTAATTACAGGCCGTTATGGCACTTTAGGTGGAATGAGTGGAAAGGGCGTTGGTACTAATACAGGCCCGACAAACATCCAGGGTTATACGGGTGGTGAAAGCAACACAAATGCTGGCGGTGGTGGCGGTTCAACAACAGCGGTTGGGGCAAACGCTACGGCCAATGTTGGCGGTAATGGCGGGGCGGGTTTTGATGTAAGCGCATTTATCGGCGGTTCAGCATTGTTTAAAGGTGCTGGCGGCGGCGGTGGCGCGGCAACGACAGGTGGAACGGGCGGTTCATCGATAGGTGGCAATGGTGCATCGGGGGCAACAAACGGAACGGCTGCGGCCGCAAACACTGCAAGCGGTGGTGGTAGTCGTGGTTCGTCAGGCACTGCAGGTGCTGGCGGTTCGGGGATTATTTACATTCGTTGGAAGGTTTAGAGATGGCACATTTTGCACAAGTAAACAACAACATCGTTTCTGAAGTAATTGTCGTTTCAAACAACGACATTGACAACCTGTCATTCCCTGACAGCGAACCAGTAGGCCAGGCATTTATTGCTTCACTAGGAATTGTGGGCGAATGGCTACAAACCTCATATAACGGAAATTTTCGCGGCGAATATGCGGGAAACGGTTACACCTTTGACCCATCAATTGGCGAATACGGTGAATTTATAAAACCGCAATCGGCATGACATGGCAACTGAAGTTGTGGTTTCTCTCATCGGTGGGTGTTTCCTTGTATTGGTTGCACTCATTGGGAAAATCGGCGCAGACAACAAAAAAGACCACGGAACAGTTCACCGAACACTAGGCCGCATCGAACAAAAAATTGACGGACATATTGAGGGACACAAATGAGAGAACAAGACAAAGCAATGCTGGCAAGTTATGCGCGTTCACTAGTTGGCGCACTTGTCGCCGTTTATTCAACAGGAACACTTGACCCGCGTGATTATGCAAAAGGTGCAATTGCCGCAATCATTCCACCTGTGATGCGTTGGGTAAACAAAAACGATAAAGGTTTTGGGCGTGACAGTACCCCACAAGCATAAAGTTATTTTGCCAACAATTGTTGCGCATTGTCGCGCTGGCGAAATCCCGGCAAACATGCTGGTTGATGTAAAACCCTTTGGAAAACTACTGTTTCCAGCCGCTGACGCGTGGCAAGCTTTAAAAGAGCGCGCACACAAAGAAGGAATAACAATCTTTAAACCAACATCACAAAACGACACATATAGGTCAATCACTTTGCAACTGCAAGCATGGAACGCACGCATGACAACAGTTCCAATTGAAAATGTAAAACCAAAATTATTTAACGGAAAAAATTGGTATTTAAAACCAGGTAACGCACCAATTGCGCAACCAGGGAAATCACATCACAACTGGGGCATTTCAGTAGATGTGTTTCAAGCGTCAGGCGAACGATTTGAATTCATGAAAACGCATTGCCTCGAATACGGGTTCAGTTGGGAATTGGATTCCGAACCGTGGCATATAAATTATTTTGTTGGCGACAAAGTCCCTGAGGCAGTCAGGGCATGGAAAACTGCCAAATCCTTGCAATAGCACTAACTGTGCTTTAGGGTGAAATGCACCCGATGAAAGGAATTCTTTTATGACCTTTACAGCACCAAAATTACTTGCAGGGCTGATTTCTGCCCTGTTGGGGTTTACGGCCCTTGTAGGCCCTCAGGAAGCCGAATCCAGCCCGTCTAGGGTCACCCTGGATGTTGCACCGTTTCTGATTGAACCCTCAACCACTACTTCAAGCACGCTGTTTATTGACCCTTACGCTACGGCGGCTGAACAGTTCGCCGCGCTTGCCGTGAACCTGGGTTGGCCAGTCAGCGAATATGACACCCTGGTGAAAGTGATAACCCGCGAAAGCAACGCCATTGCAATTGCACACAACAGCAATGACCCTATGGGTGGCAGTTATGGCCTAATGCAAATCAACGGTTTTTGGTGTCGCGGCGCGAATAGTTACCTACAAAAAGCAGGGCTGTTGACCTCATGCGAAATGTTGTTAGACCCACAAATTAACTTGCGCGCTGGATTGATAATTTTTACGCGTTCAGGATGGTCGCCGTGGAGAACAGCAAAATGAGCGAAGGCGTTGCATGGAATCAGGGCGAACTAAGTGAAGAGACAAGGAAAATGGTTTTGGAATCAAAAGCAATGATGAACCACCAAATGGCTGTGTTCAACCTGTTGGATGAAATCGCACGCCCACACCATGCGCCCCGCAAATACCGTGATGACCACCTAATTCGCGGGCTACGCAACATGTTGATTGACTTCCAACTAAGTGGCCAGGATGACTACGCCGAATGTGTTACTTTGGCAATCGAAGCCCTAAACGGCAAAGTTAAACCCGACTAAAAAAGGAATTCCCGACATGAGCGAACAATACGAAATGTTTACATCCACCATTGGACTAGGTGGCCACAAAACAAAAGTGGCAATAGACCATCCCAGCGTTGCAGTGCGTCACGATGCAGGCGACACATCACGCGAAGCAGCCGAAAGCGCAAAACCACACGCAGGCAAACAACGCGAACTAATCCACTTTTGGGTTAAATGGGCTGGAAAATCTGAGGCAAAAGGCATGACCGCTGACGAACTTTCAATGCTGTTGGAACTGCCTGCACAATCTGTTTCTGCACGCATTAACGGACTGCATAAGGATGGTTTCATCACTGATAGCGGAATACGCCGCAAAACCCGTTACGGCCGCAACGCAATTGTTTGGGTGGCTTGCTAATGGGATTCGACCTTTCCAACTATGAAACAGTTGAATCACGCTTGGCGCGTTGGTGGGCCGCATACCCAAACGGCCGCATTTACACTTGCATGATGAACTACACAGGCGATGTGTGCGTCTTTCGCGCTGAACTGTACGCAAACAAAGACGACAAAGACCCAATGGCAAGCGGTTACGCCGAAGAGGTAAAAAGCGACCGCGGCGTTAACGCAACATCATTTGTGGAGAACTGTGAAACATCAGCGATTGGGCGCGCAATAGCGAACTGCCCAATTCAGTCCACAGGCCACGGCCCTAGACCATCCAGGAACGAAATGGAAAAGGTACAACGCCTAACACCAACTGACCCAGTAGATACCAGGGAAACGCCAGTGCACACACCCCGCGGCGCATTTGCTACCCCTAAACAAATTGGCTACATAAAGAAACTGGCTAAGGATGCAGGTTTAGACGATTTGCGGCTACTGGAACTGATTCAGCGCACACTGAACAGCGATGAAGCCGTGTTGGAATTGCTGAAATCGCATGAGGCAAGCGCAGTAATCGCGGTGCTGAAATGACATTGGAACAAATGATTTCGGCCATTGAGCGTTTGCAGGCTGTTTACGACCTTATGCAAGATGACCAAAAAGACGCAAAACAACACATTCGATGGGCCATCGGACATTTGTCAAAAGATATTTGGATTGAGGCAATGTGACCGAAGCAGAATTTAAAGACACCCTAATTGCGGTTGCACGCCGCTATGGCTGGTTAGTGCATCATGATTTGCCAGCGCAATCGTCACGCGGCCATTGGGCAACACATGTTCAAGGCGATACGGGTTTCCCTGATTTGGTGTTACTGCATCCATCTAGCGGGAAACTGTATATTGCTGAATTGAAATCAGATAAAGGCAAACTAACGCCAGGGCAAAAGCGTTGGCTGATGGCATTCGAGAACGCTGGAATATATAACACAGTGCTCAAACCAAATGACATGGAATATGCGCTTTACCTGTTAACGAATCATCACATTTAAAAGCTTTAAAAACAATTGGCTAGTTGCAAGGGCGTTCACCTGTCGCAAGGTGCGGGCGAGAAAACGCGGTAACGCGGGTAGATGGTCGCGCACTGAAACATGCAACACGAAATGGTTTAGGCAATGCGACTAGGCGAGGTGTAAACAATCATCATTGAAATGCGAGGGAACTGGTTAGGGCAACCCAGTGGGTGGGGCAATCATCCCTGTGTCTTGCATTACGCTAAACAATCAACAGTGAAACAAAAGAAAGCAACCACGATGAACCCGACCGAACAGCCCCCCGCCCTGCCATCAGCAAGCCGCCCTGGCGGCGCGCTAGCACAAGCCGAAGGCGCGTGAGATGCCACGCCAACACACAACAAATGATAAGGCGTACGCCCAGGCGCGTAAACGCTTACTTGCTGAACATCCTGACTGCCATTGGTGCGGTGCACCTGCAACCGAAGCCGACCACCTCATCGCATATGTGGAAGGTGGTGAGGATGTCGAAGGAAACTTAGTTAGTGCCTGCAAACCATGCAACGCACGCCGTGGGGCACAACTAAAAAACAGACGCAACACACAAAACCAAACACAACGCAAAAAAATTATTGATTCAAAAAAAAATTCTGAAAATGTTTTTTTATCAGCGCAGGCAAGCCCCCGAGCCCCTCGCTTTCCTCTATCCGAACAGAACCAGCCTGAACCAATTGGAACTGGCCAGGACTGGCCGAGATTGGAAAGTCCAGCCCATGATGCGGCTGGTTCGTACGGCGCACAGGTGGGGGTGTGGGCGAAAGAGCATTTACAGATTGATTTGATGCCGTGGCAGTTGCATTGTTTAAACGGGCAGTTGGCTTATGACGAACA